GCCGAAATAGAGGTCAATGGTAAAACTACCACTCGTCTTGAACTTATAAAAAGTATTGTAGATGGCATTGCTGGAGTATTGTTCCTTGGCTATCAGATTATGTCTGGTGTCGTAAGCTTCATTTCTGAAATACTGTCTCAGCTTGATCCAAGCTTTAAAGATATTCTTGCATTCTTTGGAGATCTTGGCGCGGCTATTTTCAATACAGCTGATAATACAAATAAGGGCACAACTATTATTGATTTCTTCAAAGATCTGGCTGAAACGCTTAAACCCATAACCGATGGCATTAACTCGGTCATTCATCCTCTTGTAAGTTTACTTCGACTGATATTTGGTTTGGATGGTGAAGATGATGACTTCAGTGGTCCGCTTGGGACATTTGGAACAGTCCTTAAGACGATCGCTGATATTATTGCTAAAGTAGCAGGTCCGATTCTAAAATTTATTGGAGACATTCTGACAGCTGTTGATAAGCTTGCCAGAGGAGAAATTAATCTTGAAGATTTTGGTAAAGCACTTTCTGAAGCGTTTAGTAATATGCTTCTTACTTTTGTCGATAATCTTCCTGATAATTTCAGTTTTCTTGGTAATTGGATAAAGGATTTGTTTGGGCTGTGGGAAGATGATGGAGAAGATCATACAAAGAGCTTCTTTGGATTTTTGAATAAACTGTTCACGACAGGATTTAATAGTTTTAATGATTTGCTAAAAGGACTAACAAGTGGAATGAGTTTTACTCAATTCATTAAAACAAAGATGGGCTTTGGTGCAGTGTTTGATTTCTTGACTCAGGTAACCGGTTGGTTCAAAGGAACAAATCTGTATGGCGTCATTATGGCATTCCTTGGGGTTGCTACTGTAGCTACAATTTTCCGCCTTGTGAATCAGGCTAGGAAAGCTGTAAGGACTATTGGTGGATTCTTTGAAGATGTTGGTGGAAACCTTAAAGCAGGTGTTCTTGGACATTATGAATGGTTCTCTGAAAAGTTGTTTACTTTTGCGAAATCCATTCTTATGATTGCTGCAGCTATTGCATTGCTTGGTGCGCTTAAGCCTTCTTCATTACTGCTTGGCACTGCTGTTATTGCTCTCATTATGTTTGCTATGTTTAAGATGACAAAGCAAATTGAAAATATGAAAGGCACTTATGGTCAGCAATTAGCTGCAGCTGCAATGTTCGATGCTTTGGCCGCTGCTGTTGTAGCAATTACATTGTCGCTTAGTGTGCTTATGCTAGCAATGCTTCCGCTTGCATCTGACTGGAGAAAAATGCTGACAGCTTTCCTTGGATTCACAGGAATTCTTGCTGCTCTTGGTGCCTTCATCATACTTATGATTAAAGCCATTGATAAATACATGGTATTAAGGCAAGGCGGAAATAGTTGGGTACAACTTGGAAAAGTAGCATTAATGCTTGGCATTATAGCTGGTGCTTTTGTTGTTTTAAGTGCAAGTCTTGGAGCTTTGATGCTTGCCATGACTCCTCTTGCTGCTATGAGTTGGCAGAGTATTCTTGCAGCAACTGGCGCAATTATGCTGATATTAACCAGTATCGGCACATTCCTTGTAGTGATGCTCCAGCAGATGGATAATTTCATGATGATGAAATTCGGAGATAACGGTTGGCGTCAGATTGCAAGAATGGGTGTTATGATGCTCGCCCTATCTGCATTCATCGTAATTCTATCTGCAGGATTGTCAGCATTGATTGTCGCCATGGCTCCTCTTTCTGCTATGAGCTGGCAGGGTATTCTGGCTGCAACAGCGGCTATCGAATTAATACTGGCTGGAATCGGTGCTTTTATCATGATCATGCTATATCAGATGGATACTTTTATGCATGAAAGTTACGGTATGTCTGATGGGAAACGACTTGCAAAAATGGGCATTATGATGGTTGTCCTTTCCGCTTCCGTTGTCATTCTATCAGCCGGATTGTCAGCACTTATGATCGCTATGGCACCACTTGCAGCTATGAGTTGGCAGAGCATTGCTGCAGCTACACTTGGACTTGGTGTAGTATTGGCTGAAATAGGTGTCTTCATGATACTTATGCTTAGGTCTTTTGATGACTTTGTAAGCGGAGTAGGTGGAGGAGGAACTACCTGGGGCGGAATAGCAAAAGCTTCCGTTATGATGCTGGCGCTTTCCGTATTGATATCTTCTATGAGTTTAAGTCTTGCTCAACTTATTCTGGCAATCACGCCTTTAGCTTTAATGAGTCCTGAAGGAGTAGTAAAAGCTGTTATTGGTCTTGGCGCAATTCTTCTTGAGCTTAGTTTGTTTATGAAAGCCCTTACTAAAATGACAGTTAATGATAAGGGCGCTTCTATTAAGATTGCAGGATTTGCAGCATTTGCAGTAAGTATTGGATTGCTCGTTATGGCTTTAACACCTCTCGCTCTTATGACATGGAATGCTTGGGCGAGATCAATGGCTGGTCTGGGTGTTGTTTTGCTTGAGCTTGTTGGTTTCATGTGGCTTACATCCAAACTTCCTACTGGAGCCACATCTAAGATGGTAGGCTTTGCGGCCTTTGCAGCCAGTATTGGTATATTGATATTGGCATTGACACCTCTTGCCGGAATGGATTGGGGTGGATGGGCTAAAGCAATGGGTGGTTTAGCTGTCATTCTTCTTGAGCTTATTGGCTTCATGTGGTTGACTAATAAACTCCCGTCTGGCTCTACATCAAAGATGATCGGATTCATAGGATTTGCGGCAAGCATAGCTATTCTTCTGTTTGCTTTGAAACCTCTTTCAGAAATGAGTCCGCAAGGATACGCTCAGGCGCTTATTGGTCTTGCTGCTGTTATGCTTGAAGTGGTATTACTGATGAGTATCATGAAAGAAGTTCAGCCAGATCTTAAACAATCCGCTGCTACAGTTCTGCTTCTGGCTGGTCTTGGAGCGTCCTTGATATTATTTGGTATTGCATTTAATGAAATCAAGGATGTTCCATGGCAAGCAATTTTAGCTTTTAGCGTTGGTATTGCTGCTATTATTACTGCTCTTGGTTTTGCAGCAAAGGTGGCAAATGCTTTAAGTATTAAAGGTATTCTCTTACTTGCGCTTGGTCTTGCCGCTATCTTGGGTGTTATAGCATTAATGGCACCATTGCTTATTGGTTCTGTTGCCGGTGCTTTAACCAATATGGCTTCTAATTTTACATTGATATCTAATTTGATGACAAGCGTTAGTTCAAACGCTAACAATGTTGATGAGGGTGGTATTGATAAAATCATTCGTATTCTTGGGAAGATGAAGGATCTCTTCGTTGGATTGCTTGGTTACAAGTTTGTAAAGGGAAGTGTTGATGCCTTTACAGAATCTTGTGCTGCGTTAAACCTTATATGCAGTGAGATACGAATGATCAATGCTAAGATTGGTAATTTGCCAGAAGATGGTGGAATGGGCAAACTTCAGACCATTGTTGAAAAAGTCAAAGGTATACTAAGTGGGCCTATGAGTGGTATTGACGCCTATTATGGAACGGCTTCGTCTTTTAATACCATTATGTATCAGCTTGGTACTGCCCTTGGAACATTTGAATCCACTACAAAAGATGTTGGCGATCCGAATAAGAGCAATGCTATCAAGACTATACAAGCTTTGTCTAGTTCTTCTTCAGGACTTGATGTCATTGCGAAGATGAATCTGGATAATTTAACAGCTGGTATTGCTGGTCTCGGTGGCGCTATGATGCTTTATGCTCAGGGCGCGCAGGAGGTCGGGTCTCTTGATAATTTTGATCCTGAAGGAAAAGATGCTCCGAATGTTGAAGCCGCTGTAAGGCTCATGACTGCTATAAGCACAAGTCTCGCTGAAGCTGGCGGATTTACCATTCCTGGCAATATGCCTGACGAAACAGAGCTTGGTCTATTTGGTTCTTCTCTTGCTGCTCTTGCTGCTGCTCTCATTAAATTTGAACAGGCCGGAGCAGGACTTGGAGATGGCACAGAACAGGCTCTTGAAACTCTCACATTCTTTAAGGATCTTAAAGAACAGCTTGCTGCGAGTAATTTTGCTGCAAACTGGGCGGCGATTCAGTCTGAAAGTGGAGATGCGTTCACTAAGGATCAGACAAGTGAACTTACACTCTTTGGAGCTAACATTTCTCAGCTTGCTCAGAGTATGGGGCAGTTTGCCCAGGCAACGACTTACGTTGATAAGGAAACAAATGAAGTAAAAACCTTTGATTTCAGTAAAGCTACAGATGCTATGACAGCTATTGCTGAACTTCCTGGCAAAATGCCACAAATGGGCGGCGTCTTGGATGCATTAATTGGTCAGCGGATAACATTGACTTCGCTTTCAGAACAGATTGAACTTCTTGGTAGTGCGCTTGGAGATTTTCATGCTAAGACAACTGAAACGAATAACGGCATTACAACTGAGTTTAAGTATGATAATGCCATTGATGCGTTGACTAAGATTTCTGAAATTCCTGGTAAGATGCCCGTTAAGCCCGGTTGGATTCCAAGACTTTGGCAAGGTGAACCTCCGGATCTTACAAAGCTCTCAACTGATATTATTGCTCTTGGAGGAGCTTTGAATCAGTTCTCCAAAGATCTTCAGGGTGATGAAACTACCAAGCCGTTCGATCCTGAAATAGTAGGGCCTGCTATAGCGACACTGGACCCGATGGTCGAAGCTATGAAGACACTTAAAGATAAACTTCCTAAACTCGGTGGTATAGGAAACTTCTTTAAGAATATATTCTCAGGAAAAGATTACACCTTTGAAGAGTTTGGTAAACAAATTGGATATCTTGGGGATGGTCTTGGAAAATTCAGTTTAGGTGTTTCTACTGGAAACTGGAGTGACACAACTGCTGCTACTAATGCAATGGATGCTATGGATTCTCTCATAACTCTTGCGCAAAAAGTAGGCAGCATGGAACTTATTGCAGGAAATGCCTATTCTGGACTAAATACTCTTGCTTCTTTTATGAATCAACTCACAGGAGATATTGTTTACTCAAATGAAGCAGGACTCTTAGAAGAAGGTAACATAATTGATCGATTGACGCTCTTTATGCTGGCTTTAGATGACGCTATGCAGGCATGGGGTGACACAACTGCGGAAATGGAAGGCATGAAGTCTAGAATGGATGTTTTCCGTATATTTGCAGAAGGTATCAGTGCCCTTAGCAACTCCAATCTTGTTGTGGATTGGTCGTTTATAGGAACAAAGCTTACCAAAGGCATAGCAGGTTCTATTATTACTGGAACGGAGTCCGTTGTTGACGCTATGAGGTCAATGCTTACGTCAACTTATGCTCTCATTAGCTCTGATGAAAATAGCGTCGTTAATTGGGAATCTGTAGGAGCAGCAATTGATGGCGGTGTGGCAAGAGGCATTATGTCTTCTACGAGTATTGTCAACACTGCTGCTACTCTTATGGCCTGGTCTGCTTATATTTCAGCGATGAGTGCTTTGAAAGCACATTCTCCATCTAAATTGTTTGCTGATGTTGGAAGCTATATCGGTCTTGGTATGGCTATGGGCATTAACAATACTGATGGAAATGTTGTGGACGCAGCAACTGGAATGAGCGAAAGCGCGATAAACACTGCTGAATCCATGATGGCAACTATTAGCCGTATTATGGCAGAAGGTGCAGATGCTAATCCCACAATTACTCCTGTTCTGGATTTGAGTCAGGTTGAGGCTGGTATGAGTGATCTTAATGGATCATTTGGAAAGCGTAAAATGGTGATTGATCCGTATACTTCTACGTATAACGCAAGTCAGATTGGACGCACAAGAAGCGAAAGCGGAAGCAATAATGTTCTGTCCGTAAACTTGGACGGCATTTATGAACGCATGTCGGCTCTTGGCCAGCAGATTCAGGAAATGGGCGAAAGCATTAAGAGTATGCAAATCGTTCTTGATACCGGTGTGGTTGCCGGTGGTGTCACAGATGATGTGGATACTGGAATTGGCAGAAACATGCTTTATTCCAGTCGGAGAAACTGATTTTCTCTTTAAGACAGATGCCGGAGGTTTCGTTTGATCGGGCCTCCGGCTTTTTCTGTCTTTTTTATCAAGGAAGGCGTTGAAAATATGTATCAAATTTATTTCAAAAATTACCTTAATCCGGATGGGACTCCTGTCAATACGGAACAGATGATGTATGAAATACCGATTAGAAATGCTCTTAATTCTCTTCAGGATCCGATTGTTAAAACAGAACTTGGAAAAGCTGGGAGTCTTGAATTCGGTATTTGGCCTAAACATTTATTTTTCAATTGCCTTCAGCAGATGAAAACAATTTTTAGAGTAGTCTATGAAAATATTACAATTTTCAGAGGACGTGTATTAACTATTGATAATACTCTGAAAGGCGATAAGAAAATTCATTGTGAAGGTGATTTGGCGTTTCTTTTGGACTCTCTTCAGGAGCCATCCAAGAAAGAAAAACGGACAGATATATCACTTTCAGAATACTTTACAAAAGTAATTGGTGACCATAATAGGCAAATGGTGGAGGCTGGAGATCTTGACAAGATGTTTGAGGTCGGTAACATTCCAGCATCATATGCAAACGAAAAAGATAAATTCGGAAGCGATAGCTGGGAGACCAGTATGGCCGCTCTTGAAGCTGTTCAGAAAAACTATGGTGGATTTTTTAAGACACGATATGAAAACGGAACATCATATTTGGACTGGATTGAAGCCAACTTTGTTCCGACTGAAAATGAACAGACGATAGAAGTTGGAAAGAACTTGATAGATATTCAAAGTCAGGTAGATGTAAACAGTATTTTTACGGTTTTAATTCCTGTAGGGGCAAAAGGTGGAGAACCGTTATATTTGGATGGCTATAAAACGGAGATCCACGGTAATAATAAGTACATTCGAGTCCCTGATATTTGCCAAGTTTTCTCGGATGAAGAACTTAATGTCGGATTTCATAAAAAGTCAGATTATGAAAATGCGATTTCTAAATATGGTCTTATTTACAAAACACAGAAATTTGATAATGCTGATACTGTAGAAAAACTATGGGAATACTCTACAGATTGGATTAAGAATAATTACGTCGGTGGTGTGACCAGTTTCACGATTAGTGCACTGGATATTCATCACATTCGGAATACTCAGCAACCTATTCTTACAGGCGATCTTATTAAGGTCAAGATTCCAAATTGGAATACTTTAGCAAGAGCTCGTGAGATTCTGGAATATGATGTTTTGGTCACACAGTCAACACATAATCTCCATAATCCAGGTAAGAATCAGTATAATGCTGGAATTCCGAATACCGTTGTTAATAAGACTTATGGAAAGGCCAGTGATAAAAAAGGCGGAGGTGGCGGAGGAAGTCCTAATACCTCTGATCCTGATTTGGATGCAAAACTGGCAGGATATGATGAGAATATTGAAGGGCTTTCTCTTGAAGCTTGGAGATATATTATTAATGAAAAGTATAACAATGATGAATATATTCGATTCCAGCAGGAGCATCCAGATGCCGGTGACCAGGCTCCAATTCTTAAGACAGCTCATGCCATAATTCAGGGGCATCTTAAAGGAAGCGGAGCTGGTGAGAAGCTTTATAATCAGATCGTATTAAATGGCGGAGAATTGGTTATTCGTCAGGATCTGAAAGACACAATCGGCCCTGTGGCAAGCGATGAAGAATTGGAAAGAGTCTATCATCAGCTTGGTGTCGGTGCTGCAGATTCCATTGTTTACAATATTGCTCAGAATCAGCTCGCATTTATGGACAGAACGAGAAGCAGAGAGGAATTCTTTACTCAGCCATCTCATAAAACCATCATGCAGATGAATTCTGACAGAAAGGCAATGGTAATAAAGACTTACAAACCCGGCAGTTATGCAGAAGCTCCTAATCCAGAAGTTTCCGGCGTTTTTGATAGTATAAAGGGATCTTTAGGATTAGATTCTGTACTTACTGGCATGAATGAGATGGGTAATAAAGTAAAGTCTATTACTTCTGGTAATACAACAGCTGTTACTTCAGGAGATGGCTTTGATCTTGACGTGCTTGATCCGGATGCAAATATTGATGCAAAAGCAAAAGAATTCATTTCTGATGGCCTAGCTACAATTGTTACAAACGGTGATACAGGAAGTGCTCAGTATAAATCTAGTACTGATCTTAAGGCTCCTGAGGTTGAAATCAACAAAGAAACGACTTATGTTGATGAACATGGTGAAACAAAAACTTCAACAGGTTTTGTTGCAGCTACAGATTTTACGATCAATCCAAAAGAAGGCGAGTATGAGGTTAAGAGCCTTAAATCTAAACTTCTTACAACTGATGAACTTATCGCTGACAAAGCATCTATTGCAGAATTAAGTGCTGTTAAAGCAAGGGTTGACGAATTGGAAGCAAAGTATTTGCGAGTTGAAGATCTTGAAGCTGTTATCGCCCGTTTGGAGCATATGGAAGTTATTGATGCCAGGATTACAACCCTTTCTGCTGAAGGTCTGACAGTTGCTGGAAGAAGCACTTATTGGATGACGAGGCCTATGGTTTCATCTCTTCGCTACAGTGCTCCTGTTCTTGCAATGTCTGAAACAAAAACTTTTGTTACGGCCACCGGAGAGCATATTACAGGGAGACTCGTAACGAGTTATACAAGGGGAAGCCTGTCGACAGTTGACATGGACATCAACTATCTTGGACGGAATTAAGAAAGGATCGATAGCTATGGACCCTATTGATCTCATTGACCAGGCTTTACAAAAGCTTGAGGATCAATGTGAAGAACGCGGTGTGAGAAAAGCGGTTTTGACTGTTTCAATTGCAGAACTGCTTATCGCTGCAAAAAAGCTAATAGCTGAGAAAAAGGAGAAAAATCAAAATGGAAGTGAAACGTAATCCTTACATTCCGGAACCATTTGTCAGAACTATCACTCTTGCAGATGGTAGTAAGCTTGAAGGATCCGGTTCGCTTACGCCTAACCAAAGTGTTCTTTGGATTTGGATTCAATATGACAAATACCCTTTTGATGAAATTGTTTCAATCTTTATGGACTCACAGAAGCTTGAAACAATAACGATTGACTTCTCTCCGCTTACAAGTCAGACCTATACTGGATATTGTCGTCTTGACACAATTCGTAGAGATGTTGAAGGAAATGAAATTCGAATTGGACTTAGAAAAAACTAACAAGGAGGACCGGCTATGGCTCTTGAAGACAATATCGCGTATATACGGCAAGCCACATACGGATGGGAAGTCCGGGAAGCCATTGCCAGTGCTATTGAAGAATGCGCAGGTAGAATTGGTGATGTTAGCGTAAACGTTACGACTCTTGACTATGGAGTAAATGAAATTCGTCAGACTCAAAGTGGAATGCAAGCTGAATTGAATGTGACATCAAGTGCACTTTGGTCAGAGATTACTATGGCTCAAAGTGAATACCGATCTTCGATTCAGGTTACAGCAAGCTATCTTTTGACAGAATTTCACAATGCTCAAAGCGATACATACTCTAAGATTTCTCAGACATCAAGTGAAATTAAAACTGAGATGTATGCTGCTCAAAGTTCCCTGCATTCTGCAATTATTCAGACAGCCACTCATATTCGAAGTGAAGTGAGTGCTTCCAATAGTCAGCTTTATTCAACTATTGAACAGACAGCAACTTACATTCGAAGTGAAGTAAGAGATGCCGTTAATGGTTTGTCATCGACGATCTCTCAGACTGCAAGTCATATACGAATGGAAGTAGCGAATTCCGATTCGAATATGTATTCTTTGTTCCAAATCACAAAGGATATGATTCTTACTGAAGTAAATACTGTTG